AACTTCGAACAAGCCATCCATAGGTTCTCTGCTGTCGTCAACGAATACTACGGCAAGAGCAACATCGCCGATTTCCTGGGCACGGCCACTGGAACACTTGATAGCGTCACCGGACAGCTTCCTATCGCCTCAATGGGATGGCAGCTTCTAGACGCACAGCAGTTTGCTGCCGAATCTGGCGCTGGTGGTAACATCCAAACCTATCTTGGTAGCTTCACAACTGCTGTTGGGCAGCAGAACTATGATCTACCAACCGTGCTTTCGCAGTCATGGTTCGATGCATACGGTCAAAACCCGACAGGGCGTGTCAGGATCATGGATCTATATCATCTCGATCCGTGGGATGAGTACGCATCATCGAATGGTATCGACTGGTATGGAGGCTTCGGTTACTTCGGAGGTGGAGTTCCCGCAGCACAGAGCACGTACTTCACTCAGTACCAGATTCTGCCAATCTTCGACTCTGTTGTTCGTCGTACGAACTTCAAGCAAGCAAAACGAGTGAGACTGAGCCACTATTCGTTCAACGTTCTGGGCAATGAGTTGATTCTGTACCCCACTCCGGCCACAGCGCACAATCTGTGGATACGCTGGAGGAAAGCGCTGGACCCATGGGTTGATGGTGTGTCAGGAACTGTTGGCGGAGGCCTCTACGGAGATGCTGCCGCAGCAACTATCATTCCAGGAAGCGTCTCGTCCATTGCCAACATGCCTCTCGGACTCTTGCAGTATGGCAAAGTCAATCAGCTTGGCAAGAGTTGGATTTGGAATTACACCCTGGCTCTGAGCAAGATCACACTTGGTTACACCAGAGGAAAGGTTACGAGCGGCTATCCATATCCTGGCGGCACAACACTGACTCTCGATGGTTCGGAGCAAAGAAGCGAAGGCCGTGCAGACATCGAGCGATACGAGACAGAGCTTCGAACAGAGCTTGACAAACTGACCTACGACAAGATAGCATTGGCTGAGGCAGATCAGGCTGAGCAGTTGAACCGAAAGCTACAGTACGTTCCGCTCGGCATCTACGTGAAGTGAAGTATGACGAACATCTTGGTGATGAAGGGTCCTGGTGACCTTACAACAACTCAGAGCATCACATTGGTGCAGAATGCGAGATGTATTCGTGCATCGTATGCCGACACATCGAACAGGATTGCAGGAACAGTTGTTGCATATCCACACACATACGAAAACGTTCCTGAAGGACTTTGGGTTTGTGGTGGCGCTCATGCAACAGATGGCTATGGCCCGATGCTCTATCATGCAGTGATGGAGCAAGTTTCAACAGCAGGATGGGCTTTCTGCTCCGACAGAGGTGCTGTCAGCACAGAGGCAGCAGCAGTTTGGGCCGCATTCAAAGCAGATCCAATCAATGTTCAGAGCCACATCTTGCCACAGAGTCTCTGGAGAAATCTAGTTACCAACGACAGGCTCACAGAAGAGCAGAAAGAAGCGTTGAAGTATGCCTACTCGAAAGAGAGGCAAGTTGTACTCAACGAACTTCGCCGTCTCGGAAAGCTTGTCACCGCAGGTACATGAGGTGCTCCATGAATGGCTCGGCTGTTCCTAACACAACGTGAGTTCGATCTCTTCTCGGATACTGTCAAGGAGGTGATGAAGGATGTCTCCGGACAAGCCGTCTATTACTACCCTGTCAATTACGAGAAGACCACAGTCAACGAAACGTATCAAGAGGCCATCGAGAAGGTGTTCGATAGACCGGTGTATCTTCCGGCTGTCGTAGACTTTCAGGGTGTCACCAAACCAGGAATGGATTCTGTGGCCTTGTCCAAGGTGTCGACGCTTGAGGTGCATCTTCATAAGCGTGACATGGACGAGAACAACATTCACCCGAAGGAAGGCGATTTCCTTCAGTTCGCTGGCGTCAACTACGAGATCAAGCTTGTTACCAAGCCAGGCATCCAGTATGGACACGCAGAGCGATTGTACTGGTACAAGCTCCAGTGCGAGCAGACAGATCAGAACGTCTTCTACGAGGAAGATCAGCCGCCAACAGCACTTCAGCAAGCATCGGTCGAAGGCCACTTCACCCAGATTCGTGGCTCTATTCCATCAGATCATCGAGCGCTTCAGGCAGAAGATAGCGTAGGCCCACCAATTACAGGCGTGAAGAGTTCACCATTCGATGGAATCAACGACGATGACTGAAGTTCCAAACAAATTCTTCTTGGCCTTTCCTATCACCGATCGCTCGTATCGTGGTCTCAAAAGTGGTGTCATGGAGAGGTTGGTCGGCATTGGCGGATCATCTGGGATTGCCGAGAAGTTTTTCTGGGATGCAGCCGGTGAGTTCATGGCAATGCTCATCATGGACGGCGATGCAACCGTCGCATCGAACGGAAGGATGCAGCCGATTGAGTATGACATGGAAGGCCTTCTTTCAGATGTATCAACGCTTTTTCGAATCACAGAGCTACCAGAGACTGCGGACATCGGGATGATATCCACGATGATTGCCCAGGAAGTCTTCACAGGAGAAGAAGACGAGTGGCTTCTTGACGACCTAGAGCCATATGCGGAGGACTTCGAGGGATTCAAGGCTGCTTACTACGACGGAGATGATGTCGTGACGGACGCCATTGCGGACAGTCTTCACGGGACCGTAGAAGCAGACCCTGTCGATGTCGTGTATTCTGTGGAAGAGGCATTGCAGGATAGCTATGGGGAATTCATAGACTTTAGCTCCAACGAGATCTTCGACATCATCTACAGGTGGTTGAAGAATGTTTTCACTAGTGCCTTCAGCCATTGGGCCGAAGAAGAGGCTGAGTGGATGATTCGGTCGTCTCAGTTTAACATCCCCAAGGGTTCAACCTTGGTTCTTCGCTCTCTTAGTGAAGAGCAGTCGAGTAGGTTGAAGGCGTGGCTGGAAAAGAACAATAATTTCAATGACATGTACCGAATTGTGATAGCAACAGATTTCTCTCAGGTTGACGCATTAACCGAGAGTATCGATGCAGTGTTGGGATTGAACCATGGTTGATGATCTGAAGAAAAACACATACGGGATCACCAAGATTCCAGGGCCGCCGCAACTGACCTTCGAAGATGTGGACAAGTCAGTCCTTGCTCTTTTCGAGGATCGTATGAGCATTAGTGCGCCAGTCATCGATCCTGATTCGAAGGGCGTTGTGAACCGCAGAGTTCCCGTCGTATTCTCTGGAGGTGAGAGATTCGCACAGGTGTCGAAGGTTGGTAAGTACGGAGAGGTGATTGGCCGTGACGGCAAGATCATGAAGCCGGTCATCTCCATCGTTCGTGGTGATATCGATGAATCTGTTGCCACATACAAGGGAATCGCCACTGCTTATCCGCACAGGAAGCTGGTTCACCGTCGAATCTCTCCAACCGGCGCAAGAAAGCAGAAGACGCCATCGGGAAGAGGGATCATCATCGGCAAGAACTCCGATGAGGTGAAGGCGCCTCCCATCGAATTCGTCGTGTTCGACAGGCCTGAGTACGTGATGGTGACGTACACTGTCATCTTCTGGGCTTCGTTCATGACCCAGATGAACGAGATGGTCACGCTTGCGCTGCAAAACAGAGACATGGACAATATGTTCTATCTCGATCTGGATAGCGGCCACAGCCTTGAATGCTTCATCGAAGGTGGTATCAGCAACCAATCGAACATCGACAACTTCCTTGATGAAGAGAGAATGATCCGCAACCAGTTCTCACTGAAGATTGCAGCGCCGATTCGCTCAAACGCTCAGAAAACGCACGATGTTCTCGTAAGACAGTCGCCGAGAACGTTCAATTTCGACCCACAGTTCCAGCAAAGCTCTGTGTTCGTCACCAACGAGAACTTCCATGATTACCTTCATGGACAACGGCGCCACATCAATCCATTTCAGATTGTGGACGAGAGCACACTGTCTGTTGAAGACCTGAATCCGTTTGCTCGACCACGCAGAACAGTAGAGAGTTCTCTGGTCAATCCGCTCTTCTCTGCTGGGCGTGTCAACGACTTGATGCTCATGTATCCTGGAGTAGGCACACAGCGGGAGAAAGAGTATGCGGGGCTAGGTAGTAAGAAGAAAAGAGAGCGCTCGTTCATCGCTGAGAGTCAGGAGATTATTGACAGGGTCTTCAACCCTAGAATCGTTGCTAGTGGCAAGGTGCAGTGATCCCTACTTACATGGCGTAGAACTAGCGTTGTGTTTGGAGATCGTATCACATGGCCAACTTCCTTCGTTCACCAGGATTCTTTGCACGAGAAATCGAAGTCTTCCCGGTAGCAACCCCACCGCAGCCGGGTGGCGCTGGTGCAGTAGGCACCGCAGAAATGGGACCAGCATTCGTGCCGGTCACCGTAGGTTCAGTCGATGCACTGTCATCCGTCTTCGGAAACGTGCATTCTGAGCACCAAGGTATCTTTGCAGGCAGAGAGTTCCTTCGACAAGGAGGCCCTTCGTTCACATACATCAGAGTTTTGGGAGCAGGTACTGCCCCTCGTATCGTGTTCACAGGAGATGACTCCTATCTTTCTCATACACCGAACGCAGGATTCGTAGCTGGACAGCCACAGTTTACGACAGCATCGATCGATGATTCGTACATCGTCGAGACAGTCAACCAGTTCTCGTCCAGCCAGTCCGATGACGTTTTCTTCTCGGCCTTGAACGACAACAGCTCCGTATACTTCCTTGGCGGCTACTACACTGATAGTCCTCTTGCAACGGCGCTGACGGCTACCAACCTGACGAACCCACAAGTCAACAACATCCCAGCACTCCTCACGTCTGCTGGTGCCAACAACCAGCAGAATGGTTTCAGCACGCAGTTCGTAACGTCCTCGCTCTACACGTTCTCCGGCGCAGGCGCTGTCGTAATCGGCTATGGAACAACCATTGGCGAGGCCATCGTTGTTGCAAGCTCAAACGATCCAGATGTGACCGGAACAGTTGGCGGCATTGGTACCACAACGTTCGAGCTTACCTCGTCCGGAGCTTCCACGTTCAGATGGTCTGCCTTCACGGCATCGTCTGCTCCTGCTGTCGACTCGACACAGTACACAGGCTCGCATGTCGCTCGTGCAGCAATCTTCACCTACGGTTCTGGTGCTATTCCGCCAGTGATGCCGTACAGAGCAGCTATCTCGTCCTCGAATGGCTACGGAGCTTTCGGTGAGATGTATGATGCAAACGGAGCACCTCTGAGCACGGCAGCTGAAGTTGAGGCTGCATACACCAATGCAAACTTCAGGTTTGCTATCATCAACTCTCCAGCCAAGAATGCGGCTGGATTCTATGCACCAACGAGCGATGAGTTCGTGTTCGGTCCAGTGATCTGCTCTATGAACCCGAACCAGTCCAACTACTTCGCCAACATCCTGAACAAAGATCCGGCTCAGTTCGTGGACAAGGGACACCTTCTCTACGGCAACTTCGATGTCCTGGACTCCCAGATTCATCTCACAGGATCGCTCTCCGGAACGATCGATACGATCGCATCTGGTACGATTAACACTGGTATGATCAACGGCCAGAGCGGAACACTCGGTGGCAAGTTCCCGATGTTCACCCCGTTCTTCTGCGTACCGCCGCAAGGTGGAAGTAACCGCAAGTGGCACAACTTCGTTGACCGCTTCAAGCGACCAGCTTCTCCGATGATCTTCTCGCAGCCGCTCGGCAACACAGAGTACGATCTCTTCAGAGCCATTGCAAAGCATGATGGCGTTGGAGCCAACTCAAGGTTCAAGGTTGCTATCACGAACCTTCGCTTCCCAACCACAGACCTGGAAGAGTACCCGACGTTCGCTGTCGAGATTCGACAGTTCTCGGACACCGACCGTGCTCCTGTCATCCTTGAGAAGTTCACGAACCTGAACTTGAACCCGAACTCGGAACGCTTCGTGGCCAAGATTATCGGCGATGCAAACATCACCCTTGAGCTTGACACCACAGAAGAACGTGACCGCAAGCTCATCACCAACGGTGAGTTCGCTGCAAAGTCGAACTACATCTATGCAGAGGTGACCCAAGAGCTTCTAGATGGTCGAATTCCTCGTCAGGCAGTTCCATTTGGATACGGTGGCATCGAGGTGCCAGACCTCACAACAGTGGACGTCAACACGACTCCATTCAACACGATCACTTCAGGATCGACCTTGGTTCCGGTAGGCCCAGTCTCGATCACTGGTGAGAACATCTTCATCCAGAGCCTGTCCGGAACGATCTCCGGCACCATTGATGGCGGATACCGTGGTAGATTCACTAACAGTGGTGGTTCTATCACGGCTATGTCAGACTTCTGGCTGCCTGTTACTGCATCGTCTGGACCATTCAGCGGTAGCACCATGGGCGACAGCGAAGTGACACCATTCCAAGTCTTCGGCGAGTTCTTCGGCGTTGAGCTTTCTGGTACATTCACGATTGCCAAGTGCTTCGATATGGCAGGCCTTCAGTCTCCAATCGTTCCTCCGATTCCGTATCGTCTATCGATGACGAGAGGATCGGTGTCTAACAGAAGAAGCGTTCGTCGTGACCTTGGTCTGTACTGGGGATTCCAGACCACGGAAGTAGACTTCACTTCTCCGAAGACAACACAGGATCCGAACGCATCGCAGAATCCAAACAGAGGCATCACTTCGAACCTCTTGTTCTATGGTGTACCAGAAACAAACAACCTGTTCACAGGCACGGCTGCTGACACACACAGTTTCAACAAGTTCACTCTTGCGAACGTTGAGCTTGGTGCCACAACTGCAAACACAGAAGCAGCCATGGCACAACTCAACATCGCTGATGTGATGGAGTTCCGTTACAAGAGAGCCGGTGTCGCATCGGCAACAGCTTCGTTCGCCGACCTTGCTGCCATTGGTGGCATCGACGGTGCTCGATACTGGAATCGCTTGGCTGGTGCAACGAAGTTCGTCTTCCCAGTCCGTGGTGGATTCGATGGTGTCAACCTTCAAGCTAGAGATGCAGGCATGCTCAACGCAGCAGCAGTCTCCAACAGCGCCCAGACAGGAAGCATCGGTGAGTCGAACGAAGTGTTCTCGTACAACGAGGCAGTTCGAGTCATGCTTGACCCTGATAATACCGACATCGAGCTATTCGCAGTGCCAAGCATCTACGAGCCACTCGTCACAGACCAGACCATGAACACCGTCGAGGATACAGAGAACGCTCTCTACATCCTTGACCTGGATCAAGTCCAGTCTGACACGGTCAACGATGTCATTGACATCTTCGAGGCACGTGGTCTGGATTCCACTTGGACCGCCACATACTTCCCGAATGTCAGAGTACCTGACCCGAACAGCGGAAACCTGTTCTCGGTATCGCCATCGGCTGTTGTTCTTGGTGCCGTTGCTCTCAACGACAGAGTTGGACAGCCATGGTTCGCTCCAGCAGGTATCTCTCGTGGTGCCCTGAGCAACGTTGAGTCGCAGACATTCAGGTTGCGAGCCAACGACAGAGACAATCTGTACGATGCAAACATCAACCCGATCATCTCGGTTCCGAACGAAGGCTTCAAGGTTTGGGGACAGAAGACGCTGTCGCAGGACCCAGACTCTTCGCTCAATAGATTGAGTGTGCGTCGCTTGATGATTCGAGTGCGCAGGCTTGCACGTGAGATCGGAAGAGGCATCCTCTTCGATCAGTACAACCAAGCAGCGGTTGATCAGACCAGATTGCTTCTGACACAGTCTATGGCCAACATTCAGAAGCTGAGTGGTATCAGCGGCTTCAAGGTCGAGTTGAGCCCTGACTTCAACAGCAACACGCTGACAGGAAAGATCACGTTGATTCCGACACGTACGATTGAGTTCGTAGTCATCGACTTCATCGTTGATGCTTCCGGCGTTACCTTCACCTGAGGCTAACCCATGAGCCAAAGCGTCTCATTTGAGTACATCATCAACGGCAAGCAGTATCTCGTCTTCGCAGATGTGGATGCTGTTGGGCCACATAGCGAAATCGAGAGCATTGACATCGCTGGTGCTGTGCGCATGGGCGATGGCGGCTGGGATTGGGACAATGACATGGTCCCATCAGACTTCTTCGATGAAGTGTGGCCAGAACTCAGAGCAGAGGGCATATCAACCTTCAGGCAGTTCATGGAGTTTCTGCGTGACGAGGCTGAGAAAGCCTTCGATCCCAATGCTGATGAGGAGCCTATCGACTACGAAGAAGAGGACTATCAGTGGTCTCAAGATCAAGGC